CTTTCGGGGGCCTCTGCGCTGCGAAGTGCAGTGGTTGACCTTGCGCTTTTGCGTTTAGGTCTGTCTCTCTCTCTTCGGGTAACTGAAGAGTTAGTAACTCTTCAACCCGAAAGGAGTTTTTGTGGGTAAACGATCCGGAGTACCGATTTACAATATGCCGGTTATTAGAAAACCGCGTAAAGTACGGTCTCCTAAAGCTATGAAAAGTGAGCCATACTACAAGTCGAAATTTATTTCGGCCTGGGATGATCTCATTTGTCATACTACCGCAACGAATCCAAAGGCGGAAGGTTTTCCGCGTGGACAAGCCAAGACTCTGATTTTTAGTCAGAGTAATGGTTTCGTTGGATCGACAAATCCGTTTTGGAAGAGTCAGGTCCTAAATGTACAATCTGCGACTACCACTGCAAGTGGTCAGTTTCGGACGTACAAACAGGCCTTTCTCTCCTCGGAATTGTCTTACTCGGATCGGCTGAATAAGCGTGAACTGTTTGTTGAGTGGTATGGGCATGTGCCTTTGCCACTTGGCTCAGTTAGTGCACCTTCAGCATTCACAAAAACCCAAGCTGATAACCGTGCCAAGGCACGTTTCCTCCAAAGCTTAGACGATGTGCTTAGTTCAGTAGAACTAGGACAGGATCTAGGTGAGTATAAGGAGACGGTTCATGGATGTACGAAACCGCTACACTCTCTTAGAAATCACGTGTTATCCTACTTCGATTCAGTAACGAAACTGAAGCGAAGTTTTAAACAGGGTAACCCGGGACTCTTGAAAGCTGTTGCGGATACCTACCTTGAATGGACTTTTGGCTGGAAGCCCTTAGCGTCTGATGTGGCTGATGCATTTGTGGGGCTTCAAAATAGAAGTCGTCACTTTAATACACAGCCTATTCAGGCGAAAGGAAAGGAGTTTTATGGTGGTGGAAGCATCACCAATATTCACTCCGCTGACGGCCTTAGTCTATCCGACTTACGTTCTAATACGAAGACTCAGCTGTCGTATACCGTAAGATATAAAGGTATGGTTAAACAGGTACTTACTTCAGGATCTCTCCCAATCAGTCAAGTGCTGCAGATTGATCTGCCGCATTTTATTCCGACTGCTTGGGACCTGATTCCGTACTCGTTTATCGTCGATTACTTCACCAACGCTGGTGATGTAATTCGTTCTTACTCGGCCCGTACTAATTTGGTAGCCTGGTGTGTCCGAACTATTCGTGAGGTGCATGATCATGAGATCTACACGTACACGACTAATCAGGCACAAAAGATTGCTACGTTAGTATGTTTATCGAGAAAGGATGACGCGGTCAACTCTAAGGTCTCTGATATTACCTGGTCTAGGTCTGCAATTGACCCAACGGTTTCTCTTAGGCCGGCTCTGGCTTTCCAGTTGCCGAATTCTGATAAACCTTGGTTGAATATTGCAGCTCTATTACTTGGTCGTACTAAGGCTTTAGTTCCATTAATACGTGTGTAGAAATACACATGTTGTTATAACCATTGATAATCCCAGGAGGACCTTGTGTCCTTTACACTCTCATCCCCCGTTACAGGTGGGGCCCAGACTGGTTTTACGTCTCCGACGTATACCATTCAGACGGATACGGCACCGACGAGCGCCGGCAAACAGTATGCAGTTTCCGCTATTGGCGGAACGCAGGCTGGTGTCGACGCGGCGTCATCGCCGAGCCGTCCCTTCACGGTTACCCTATCGAGGCCTCAGGTTCTTCGAGCCTTAGCCCCGGTAGATCCCGTGACAGGTGTTTTGCGTTCTGTTCCGCGGAACACGTATAAGATCATCGTCCGCAAAGGCGTTACTCCTCTGGCTGGTCAATCTGCAAGCGTGCTTAATGCTACGCTTGAATTGGCCGTTCCAGCGGGTGCCGACAATGCGGATCCTGCTAATATACGTGCTGCTCTCTCGTTGCTTATCGGAAGTCTTAACCAGATTTCCGCGAGCATGGGAGACAGCCTGGTTTCCGGTGTGATCTAATAGGATTACACTTATGAACCAGTTACTGGAGTGGTTTAAAACCCACTCGCATGCAATCCTGGGAACCATAGTATTTCTGCAGAATTCTCACCTTCTTGGTGTTAAAGCTGAAGCCGTACTCGGGTTAATCTCAGGCGTGTTTTCCGCAATGAGTGGAACCTAACGGGTTTCGCTCTATATTCATTGAATTGGAGCGTTTATGATTCTTAATTGTATCAGCCCGAAAGGTGATCCATGTACGGTACGAGTGAAACTCGCTTCCGCATATGGTCTAATAAGTAGACTTAAACGACTCGGATTTCATCAATTCGAGTCGGTCCCGGAATATGGCAAATTTCACAATATGTCATATTGTCGGGATTTTGGATACTTATACCACTTTACTAACTTCATCAACAGTAATGTTGAAGTTCCCGATCATGATCTCGAGAGAAAAACTCTTGAATTTCATGACCGGGAGCTCGGTTAGTTGGAACAGAAGGTAGGATAGCAACATGGGCCTTAGTCCTGATGCTCTTTTATCTGCCCTATCTATAGATCTAGAGGCGTTCACTCCGTTCGGCCCAGCTGGCCTAGGAGCTATGCCACCAGATGCTTCTTATAAGCAGTTTGTTAGCTCATATCTGTTAGCAAATGTCGTCAAATGGCGACCTGCTGATACGAGGAGAGCTGATGAGAATGCGAAAGAGAAGTTCTTTGCAGCAAATAAAACCTGCAAAGACTGGCGTCTTCGTATTGAAAGAGAATCTGATAGAGAACTCCTTGGAGAATTCCAAAGAGAGCTTGACGATTTCTTTCATCCCGAGGGCCTGCCACTAGTCTCCAGTATGTTCGAATTGCTCGAACATGCTAGAACTGGTCCAGGTTCGTCTATTGGTGCTCGAGGGTTTAGCTTCTATGCTAAACTTTTCTCTTCCCAATTGACGACGACTTCTATAGATCTAAACTTCGCGTTTAGAGGCTACGTTGCTCGGTTTCCGAGATTTGATGAGGCAGTTGCCAACTGCCGTCAAATCTTGGGTGAACCCCGCGTAGTCGAGGGCTCGCGTACTTCCTTTGCTCCTAAAACGACAGACTGTAGTCGTATGATATGCGTTGAACCCAATCTGAATATGTATTTTCAGCTTGGCTTAGGCGCTTTACTTGAGAACAGGTTGGCAAGCCAATTTCGATTGGACTTGTCTACCCAGCCTCTTGTAAATCAACGACTTGCACAGATCGGTTCGAAGTCCGGTCGATTTGCAACAATCGATCTTTCTTCTGCTTCCGATTGCATATCCCTTCGGATGTGCAAACGTTTTCTTCCTAAGTGGGTTTACTACCTACTTGTGAAGTTACGTTCTCCGATTACCAGAATTGGAGATCAAACTGTGCGTCTTCATATGATATCTACTATGGGGAATGGTTTTACCTTTCCTCTGCAGACGATCATATTTAGCAGTCTAATTCGAGCTGCATATCGTATATCTGGTTTAGATATACACGATACCTGGCCGAACTGGGGTTGTTTCGGAGACGACTTAATTGTTGAGAGCAAGGCTTTCCGCAATGTTTGTCGTCTTCTCGACATCCTCGGTTTTACTAGGAACAGTTCGAAGACCTTCAATGAAGGTCCGTTCAGAGAGTCCTGTGGTACTGACTGGTTTAATGGCCAGCCCGTCCGTCCAATTTTTGTTAAGAAGTTGGATTCATTACAGGATCTCTTTGTCGCCATTAACCTTCTAAATGATTGGAGTGCTCGTACTGGTATCCCCCTTGTTAAGGGGGTTCGTTACCTTATGTCAGGGATTAGAAAAGACGTAAGTCAATTCTTTGTTCCCTTTCAAGAAAATAACGATTCCGGTATTCGCATCCCGTCACTTCTGATACCTTCTTCGTTTCGGCATGATTCTAATGGGACTCGTATTTATCGAGCCTTTCGATCCATTCCGACTCGGGTTAGAATATCAGATAGTACCATCGTGGTACCAAGAGGGTTTAAGAACTTAATCTTCAATCCGCAAGGGTTGGAGCTTTCGTTCCTTCATGGTGAACTAAGGAGTTACGCTCTACCCTCTAGCCTTAGAGGATCCGAGCGTGAGTGGAAACCATTTATCTCTCTTCGCGAGAAAAGAGTTAAATATTCCCAAAGGAGGTGCATAGTACCTTGGTGGGACTATGTACCAAACGCGAACTCCAATAACGGTACGGAGTTCGTTTGGCAGCAGTGGGAAACTGCTGTGCTGATTAACATCAGCAACCCTCTACGAAAGTAGAGTAGAGCTTAAGTGCT